CTCATGAACACACTCTACCAATAAATAAAACATAGGATATAGTAACTTAGGAAATATGGCCTAAAAATGCAAAACATTCAACATCGACGCATCACCGCTAAGCTGCATGCTCCCATGGCTTCTATTCAAGAAAGCCGACAAATTATTGGACAACGCATTAAAGAAGCTCGCTTGAATTGCGGCATGTCACAGCATGACGTGGCCAAGGCTTTGCATTGTGATCAGACTACTGTTTCAAGGATGGAACGCGGCATTGTTTCTCCTGATTGCGCAGAAATACGCCTGCTCAGCTCAATGTTTGAACTTTCCATTTTGTATCTCATGGGCTACCCCACGTTTGTGGTTTCTGCTACAGTCGCGAATTAGTCGTCATCATCTTCGTTACGAATTTCAGCGAGCTGACTTTCAATGTTTTCCATCACGTATGCCTTTGCAATGGCTTCAGCTTCAAACACCAGCATCTTTACCGCTTCAAACTGATCATCAGGCTTTTCGTAATAACTGGTCACATATTCGTGAGTTTCGTCAAGACGACCATTTTTGAAATGCTGTTCCTCAACAAGGCGCCACTGTGAAGTGTTGCGATGTTCATGCGCTGAAAGGATGGACAAGGCTTTCATAATGCCAATGCCTTCATCTTCTTCTTCAATCACCCGCACGTATTCGCTCATTTGTCTTTAGCGCTTTCTACCATCTTAATGATGCGATTGGCCCACGCCCTACCAGCATCAGATCCCCATAACAACCATGCTATTCGCCCTGCATCATCTTCGCCGCCGCTCTTATTTTTCTCATGCCGCGAAAAGAATGCCGCCATGCGCTTGATTGTCTCATAGCTCACGGCTTCTCCATTGGCCAAGCTTGTCGCTCGTGCCACTCCGCTCCCAATGCCTTGCTTACCAGCCTCCTGCGTGGTTAAGCCACCCTTGCCATGCTTCTTGCGCAGTTCCAATCCGCGACGGGCTGCAGAGCGTACAGACGATGGAGGGGAAAATGATTGCGCATCTCCCCTTAAGACTTTTTTCCTTTGTTCTTGCGTATTGTTGCAAGATAAGCCTTACAACGCTTTTCGCCAGTGCTCTCGTCCATAATATCTTCATTCTCTTCTTCTTCTTCGCCTCCAAGTTCTTTCATAAAAGCCATATAGTATTCATCGCCCATGTCTTTCTTGGGTTTACGTGACATGCCAGCTTCGGACAAGGCCACTGCAAGCGCTTGAGCTGGTTTGGTAATTTTCTCACCACTGCTGCTTTTTAACGTGCCAGCCTTGAATTCCCGCATGACGCGAGCAATTTTTGCCTGTTGCTGTTTCTTGTCCATTACATTTAAAGCTTTTCAATAACCAATAATAGATCATCCCATCGACCATTTACATTTCGTCTATCGATCATTTGAGCTTTATATCCATTGGGCACTTGTTCAAAAAGTTCCTTCATCGTCTTTTCTGTTTGAATGTCTTCTATAACTGCAACGCCCCCTGAACGAAGCAATGGAAGATATAGCGTCAAAAAAGATTCTTGGCTTCTTTTATCATGCGGGCCATCATCAATAATTAAGCAAAATTTTTGAGAAGTGACATTTTGAATTTTTTTGATGCCATCGTCAGAATAGGCATTAGTCCATAAAGTTTTCACCCTTTCTGAATCTAACAGCTCGCTAATATTTGAGCTAATTTTTGCTTCAATATCTAGCCCAACCACCATTGCTTTTGGGCACATTTGTTGCCACAAAAGCAACGACCCTCCCCTTTGAATGCCAATTTCTAGCACTTGCTTAATTGCGCTAGGTTTTGCAAGATGCTTGATAATGGCTTGGTAAACAGCGCCATAAGAATGATGCTCTGGACCTTGCTCTTCCGATGCAAGTTGCTCCTTGTCAGTGCCACCAGGACTGCGCCAGTTGCCGATATTATAAGTTTTGAGAATATCGACCACCAATGAAGCATCTTTGACGCCATGCAGGCTTGGAAGATTCGTTGCTTTATTCTTGGTCATGGTTGAAAAACGTTTGCGCCAGATGAAAGTTGATTTAATTTAGACCAAAATATGCTTTCGTCCAATGCCCCCTTAGAGCATTCAAACATGTGAAAAATTTTATGGTCATCATATAAGGTGCCTGTACCATAAAAACCATTATTACCAAGAGACCACTTGGGCCTGGTAACGTGCGATGGCATTAACACTGTAATGGGTTCCTCGTTGTCAGCAGCATTGGCTGACAATCGTTGTGCAGTGTCATACTGCCAATCAGCCACCAATGATGGCTTGCCAATCTTGTTCCACCACTCACGCCAAATCAAACAAAAAGCCGGAGCTGCATAAATTTGATCTCGACTAGCAAGATGATTAGCACATTGCGCAAGTCCAAGAATTGTTTTATTTTCTTGCACTTGCTTATAATAATTTTCCAGCCAATCACGCGAGGATATAATGCAATCAATATCAATAAAGCCAACAATTTTATTTTTACTGTCTTCTAGCACTCGTTCCATCCATAGGCCATGTGCTGCATGTGGAGAGATACCTTTCTCTTCTAATTCTGCAATAGAAGCCGTGTGATATTTCACTGGAATACCCGCGTAAAAACAAGCACTCTTATGCCACCCAATAAGAGCCTCGTCAATATTGTCGCAGTAAAAACAATGTAAAACCATCAGCGAATATCCGAAGAAAAACCGCCGTGAAATACGATAGGAGGCATCGTATAAGAGCGCAGCAAAGGCGCTCCCTTTTGGCGATATTGCACTAAATGATGATCATAGTCTGTCATACTCTCCATGTGCGCAATCATTTGCAAATCTACTGGCAAATAAATAGAACTAAAAATGGTGAGCAATTTATTAAGTCCTTGCCTGGTTGCAATGTAACCATCAGTGCCGCAAACCATGCCCCAAGTAAAACCCTGTAAATTGCGCCCACTTCTATTATTGAAGAACAACAAATCAGCATCTTTTGGTACGGGAAGGCACAAGGGTTTTGTTAATTTTGTGTCGTCTTCCATGACGGCCAAATAATCAAAATCCTGCTCAACGCCGTGCTGCCAAAGAGCGATGGAGGAAAGTGTAAGCGCCAGTTCGCCTCCTCTCCTCAGTGCGTCGTGTTCCCCAATACTGTCCCAAATTACTGGCCGGTCTGTAAGAGCTTCAAGCTTTTCACGCTGCTTGCCACGACCATCAATAGCACGCCACCATTGAAAGCCTTGGCCAACGGAATTTGCTTGTTGTTCAAACACAGGCCGACGCTTGCTTCCATCGATACTGATGCAATAAACGCCTTTGCCATCGCTCAAATCAATATTGTTGCAAGTGGCGCCAGGGAATAAAGTTTCTACCCCGACGCCTTCATGCTTTTTTCCAAAGCCCTCTCCCGACTTGGCGCTGCCTTGCAATATGCGTTTTACTACAGCTTTCGCCTGTTCGCCAATAATTGCCCAAGAATAGCGATCTTGACATAGCTGCTCATAACACCAGTCAGCATTTGCCTGAAGCTCTTCTCTATTGTTGTAGTAATAGTCCAAGGTTTTTGCGGCTTCCGACGCGGAAGGTACTCCACGATCTAAGCCATAGTTTCTATCAACTTCCCAGCTTTCCGTTGGAATACGTGGAATGGCATCAAAAATTTCAGCCAAGCTTGTATGATCTGGTACAAGTTGAGCAGTACGAGTGGCAGCATGTTCAAAATTAACTAGACCCCAGCCTTCGCCAATGCAAGTGTTAATGCCAATATCACAAGCATTGTAAACAACGTTTAACTTTTCAATGGGAAGACAGCGAGTGGTGTCAAAGTCTTTGCTTGTGAGAATTAACTTGCCTTCTGCGTTGTAATCGTAGTCCTTGGCCATGCGCTTAAACAATGCCACAATATCCCAGCCTTGATCTTTGACTCCCATATTGAGCCACAAACGAGCATCAGGTTTATCTAGTGCAAATTGAATAAAAGCTTTAATTGTTAAATCAATGCGTTTTCGTGGTTGGTTGCGATTGCCATTGAAAACAATAAATGGATCCTTAGGAATACCTAGTTCTTTGCGAGCTTGGTTTTTATCAATGGGAAAAAAAGTTGTACGATCAATGCCGTGTGCAATCACATCGCATGGTAATGTACAACCTGCTTTTCTCACTTCTTCTAGGCCAAATTTAGTATATGTGCCCATGCCATCCCATTCTTCACAGCCATGGAACACTTCTGGAAAAAAGCCGTAGCTATCCACAGGAAAATAACCATACCATTTGAAACCAAATTGCTCTTTGTAAGGACGAGCTTTATCCCAAAGCGTCTTTAGCACCCAAATATCATTCACTGCAAAAACCAAATCTGGTTGCACTCGTGCAATAAGTTCAGGCAAACGATGACTGCCAAATGGATCGGAGCCTCCCACCATTGCTGGGTACAGCGAGAAGGGCATACTATGCGGGTCGCCCCAGTAATTCACGGCCAACACGTGAATTTCGTGGTCTTTAGCCAAGGCAGGAAGCAGGTTTTCAGCTACGCGGCCAAAGCCAGTTTGTACATTGCAATCGCCACAATACAGGATGCGTGCCACAAGAAAAATGAAACTGCCACAATCTTAAGGCCGCTTTTTACGCGAGCACGCTTGGTGCTTGCTGCCTGAAATACTCAACGCGGCATTTGCATCGCGCTCCGCATTCACAACGTTGTCCTGGCATAGGCAGGCTTCCTATGGGAACAATGCCTTTTGCCGCATACCCTGGACAATCGGCGCAATGCACGGCTTGATCATCCAAAATGCGACGCATGAGGCCATAACCTTGTTGCTGCTTGCGCAGTTCAGTGCCTTGCCAGAAACTTCCTCGAACAGACTGTGCATACAAACCAATGCGTGCAAGGGCCATGGGAGCAGAAATGCGCTGCTCTAGAAGATCACGAGCAAAGCCTTGTAAATAGGCATATTCGCTGCGTAAACGCTGGCCAATGCGACCATATTCTCCACTGCCCATGTTGTCCCTGCCGCCATAGCCGACAATGGCTGCCTGTATGTGAGCGCCTTTAATGGCTTCCCTTACGCTTCCTTCCCATTGATCCAGCGTGATATTGCCGCTGCTTAACATGCGCGTGATGCGCTTGAGCGAACTTTCTAGCTTATCAATGCGTCCATCAACAAGCTTTTCTACGGAAGCTTGACTGAGGA